TCCACCTGCACGTTGTCGCAGTTCAAATCGGTTTTTTCAAAACGTGTCTGATGTGGATAACTTTGCGTTTCTGTGGAAAACTAAACGCATGAGCCTGAACATTCGAACCGTTGAAATTGGCAAGTTGCAGCACGATCCTGACAACGCACGCAAGCATTCTGAACGCAACATCAAAGCCATTGCTGGTTCACTAGAAACTTTTGGGCAACGCAAACCAATCGTTGCAACTGCAAGTGGTGTTGTAATTGCTGGCAATGGAACTTTGGAAGCAGCGCGTTCTCTTGGTTGGTCAGAGATTGAAGTTGCTTACACTCCTGCAGGTTGGTCATGGGAACAAGCGCGTGCATTTGCTCTTGCTGACAATCGCACTGCAGAACTTGCTGAATGGGATTCTGAAAAGTTAGCCGCACAACTTATCGAACTAGATTCAGTAGGCTGGGAATTAGATAATGTTGGATTTGAAAAACTTCAACCACCGACAGAAGAACTTCCCGTTCCAAAACGCAGACCAGTCACTTGTCCTGACTGTGGTGCTGAGTTTGTGCCAGAGTAGGAATCATGCCCAATCCACCAAAACCAACTGAGCAAAAAAGATTGCTTGGAAATCCATCGAAGCGACCTTTGCCTGATCAAAACAAAGTTGTGATGCTTCCCGCGATTGACGCAATTCCAGAACCAGAGCGACAACTGTTTGAAGCAGGTCGTTCATTGTGGGATCGAACATGGGGCATGGGACAGACTTGGATTAGTCCAAGAACAGATGTTGAACTTCTATTGATGACTTGTGAACTTGTTGATGAAAGAGTTCGCTTAAGGGCTTTGGTTTGGAACAATCCTGAGTCGTGGCGAGAACGCAAGGCTCTCAGAGATTTAGATTCATCGATAATCAGAAACCTGTCTTTGCTTGGTTTCACTCCTGTAGACAGAACTCGGATGGGAGTTGCTGAAGTGAAGGCTAGAAGCAAACTGGAAGAACTTCGTGAGCGTCAAAACAGAAATTGAATCATGGCCGCCAGCACTGCTGACTCCTGTTGATTTGGAGTCGCTGGAAAGATCGCGTGGTTGGGAAATAACTGACTTCATCAACACCTTCGCAATTCAGACAAAAGAAACTGTTGCAGGTTATTCAGGTGACGCAATGCGACTTAGACCTTGGCAAGAAGAACTTATGCGAAATCTTTTTGCAGTTGGTGCAGATGGAAGATTTAAGCACCGTACTGCACTGATTGGAATGGCAAGAAAAAATGGCAAAAGTGCCGTTGGTTCTGGAATTGCATTGTGGTCTTTATTGATGGGGCCTAATGGTGGTGAAGTTTATTCTTGTGCGGCTGACAAAGAGCAGGCACGAATTGTTTTTGGTGACGCAAAAAAAATGATTGAAGCAGAACCTGAATTGTCAGAACTTTGCAAGGTTTATCGAGACGCAATTGAAGTTCCTGCAACTGGTTCTGTCTATCGAGTTCTTTCATCAGAAAATATGACCAAAGAAGGTCTTTCCCCGACAACAGTTCTCTATGATGAAATCCACGCCGCACCAAATCGTGAACTGTGGGATGTTATGCAACTTGGTATGGGTGCAAGACGCGAACCTATACTTATTGGAATTACAACTGCAGGAGTTCGCTCAGACTCAACTGGTCAAGACTCCACTGCATACTCGCTTTACCAGTACGGAAAAAAAGTTGCAGCGGGTGAAATAGATGATCCAACCTTCTTCATGGCTTGGTGGGAAGCACCTAACGACTCTGATCACACACTCGAAGAAACTTGGAAACTTGCCAATCCTGCTTTCGGTGATCTCAATGATCCAAAAGATTTCGCGGCGATGGTTAGGCGAACTCCAGAAGCAGAGTTCAGAACTAAGCGATGCAATCAGTGGGTTTCATCTCAGACTGCTTGGTTGCCTAACGGATCATGGGAACCACTAGAAGCAGAACGTGTGATCGATGATCAAGTGCCTGTAATTCTTGGATTCGATGGATCGTTCTCTGGTGACGCATCTGTTGTCATTGGTGTAACGCAAGAAGATCAACCACATGTTTTCATGGTGAAGGCGTGGGAAAAGCAACCGACTGATGACGATGACTGGCGCGTGGATTCACTAGATGTTGAAAACACCATCATCGAATTTTGCCAGAACCACAATGTTCGAGAGATTGCCTGTGACCCTTTCAGATGGCAAAGAACAATGCAGGTGCTGGACAATTTAGGGCTGCCAGTAGTTGAGTGGCCTTCTACTTCTGCGAGTCGCATGGTTCCTGCATGTGCAAAGTTCTATGATGCAGTTGTGTCTGGGAAACTCACGCATGATGGAAATCCGTTGCTCGCAAGGCATCTCATGAACGCCGTAATCAAGACTGATCGACTAGGGCCACGAATTGTGAAAGAACATCGTGGCTCGCCACGCAAGATTGACGCGGCTGTTGCTAGTATCATTGGATTTGATAGGGCAACAGTTTCGCGTGAAGAACCCGTTGTTCCTCAGTTCTTTAGTTTTTAGGAGTCCCATGTTTGCCACAATTCTGCAATTGGTAGGTCTAACTGCAATCTCCATCGGTCTAGGTGTGTTTAGTCTGCCATTAGGAATCGTTGCCGCTGGTGCAAGTGCTTTGCTTATTGGACTAGCAATTGAGAAGGGTCAGTAATGCTCGGAAATTTATCAGGTGGCAACAAAGAAGAACGTGCCATTAGTTTTCAATCGATTTGGGGAGCAGGCGATTCATTCGCGTTCACCACACAATCTGGCGCAAACATCGATCAACAGACATCGATGCAGATCAATGCCTTCTACGCCTGCGTTCTACTTATCTCAGACACCATCTCAACTTTGCCAGTTGATTCTTTCATTCGTCGTGATGGTGATCGTGTTCCTTATCGCCCACAGCCTTCATGGATTCAACGACCAGATGTGGACTTGTTGAGAACTGAGCATTACCAGCAGGTTCTTATTTCGCTTCTTCTTGATGGCAACGCATTCATTCGCATCTACAGAGATAACTCTGGTCAGGTCGCAAACCTTGTTGTCATTGATCCAAGTCGCGTTGAAGTAACTCGCACACCAGTCACCCGTGAAGTTGTTTACATCATTGATCAGAATCAAGACTTCCCTGTTTACGCACAAGACATGCTGCAGATCACTGAAATGCGTAAGGCTGGCGAACTTCGTGGAATGAGCCGCGTTACAGAATTAAAAGACAACCTTGGTCTTTCATCAGCACTGCAATCTTTTGCTGCACGTTTCTTTGGTCAAGGAGCAACAACTTCTGGCATCATCGAAACTCCAATGGGCTTGAACTCAGAACAAGCAAAGCAATTAGTTGAAGGCTTTGATGGCAAGCATCGTGGATACCGTAAAGCACACAAGACTGGCATCCTTACTGGTGGCGCAAAGTTTGTTCGCACTGGTGTGAATCCTGATGAAGCGCAAATGCTTGACTCACAAAAGTTTGCTGTTGAACAGATCGCTCGTATCTTTAGAGTTCCACCACACATGATTGGCGTCACAACAGCAGGCGCAATGTCCTACAATTCTGTTGAACAACAAAACATTAACTTCGTAACACACACTTTGCGGCCTTACATAGCAAAGATGGAAGATGCGTACTCCACACTTCTTCCACAAGGCGCATTCATCCGTTTCAATGTTGATGGATTGTTGCGTGGCGACTTCTCTACAAGAATGCAAGGTTACTCAATTGGATCACAAGCAGGTTTTCTTTCAGTTAATGACATCCGTCGATTCGAAGATTTGCGACCTGTTGAAGGCGGCGACGTATATCGCGTTCCTTTGGCTAACGTGGATCTGGGTGCTGCTTCACTCGTTGAAACCGACAAGCGTGTCACGATGGCTTCGAAACTTATTCTTGCTGGGTTCGATCCTTCTGGCGTTTTGGCTGCTCTAGACTTGCCAAAGATTACGCACTCTGGTGTTCCAAGTGTTCAGTTGCAGAGCGTCGCTCAAATTGATCCTGAAGCACCTGAATCTGTTTATGACGTACAACGTACACATGATGTGAACGTACAGATGCCAGAAACAATTGTGAATGTGCCACCAGCCGTGATCAATGTTGCTCCACCTAACATCACAGTTGAAGCACCACAACAAAGAACAACAATTCGAACAGTCGAGCGTGACGATAATGGTCACATCGTAAACATCATTGAAAGAGTTGAAAACTAATGGCAACAGGAATGAGTGCGTATCTAGCAAACAGTTTGCTGGACGCTTTAGGAAACAACACCGCTTTTGCAGTCACTGCTCCGTATGTGCAATTACACATTGGTGATCCTGCTGCCAATGGCACTGCTAATCCCGCAACAGAAACAACTCGCAAGGCTGTGTCATTCGCTGGTGCGTCAGGTGGTTCTATCGCTTCTGATGCTGATGTCAGTTGGACAAACATCAGTGGCAGTCAAGATGCAAACTTCTTTACTGCATGGGATTCATTAACTGGTGGCAACTTCTTGTTCTCAGGAACTATCACTGGAAATCCTTACACTGCTGGCGATACCTACACAATCACTTCTGGTTCTTTCGTAACATCTCTGACCGTAGCGAGTTAAACCATGAGTTCGTCTGAACTCAACGACTTTGTTCTAAACACTGATCGTGTTGTTCGACTTGCTCAAATGGTGCTTGATGCACGCAAACTTGATCAATCTGTCATTGGTGGAAAATCTAGTTATTCTGCAAATGATTTAACCTACGACGCAACTGTTTCGACTTATGATGGAACACTTGCAACTTTGGCTGGTGCAGTAGCACCTCTTGGTTCTCTGACTGCATCTGTAAGTTCGACACCAGTAGTTGTTGTTTCTGCATCTGCAACTTTGGGTGCAATCGTTAGTTCTGCCAGTTCAAGCGTCACACATCAGGCTTCTGCTGCTGCTTCTCTAGGCGTTCTACAGGCATCCAGTAGTTCACAAGTTAGTCATCAAGCAAGTGCTGCGAGTGACTTAGGATCGCTGTCTGCCACAGCAAACACCATTCCACAGATACTTCCAGTCTTTGCTTCTGAACTTGGTGGATTGACAAGTGTTTCAAGTGCTGTCGTTATACATTTGGCAGCGGCTGAGTCTGCTCTTGGAGCGATGACTTCAACTGCGAATACATTGCCAATTGTGAAACCCGTATTTATGGGTTCACTTGGAACACTTGATGCAAGTGCCACTGCAACTGTTATACCGCCAACACCACCAGAACCAGAGCCACAGGGTTACGGATCGAATCGACCTTATCCAGCACCACCACGCAGGCAACCAAAGCCTGAAGCGATCCCACAACCTGCACCAGTTGTCATCACACAAACATTGCCAGCACGACCAGTCAAAATGCCTGCAACTGTTTTTGCCACGACTAGCAGCCTGCAAGCAACATTGAAGTTTGATGTTGTTTCACAGATAGAATGGTCAATACTAGAAGATGAAGCAGAACTGCTTCTAATGCTTTAAGGATTTCAATGGCAATTTCATCTGGACAACAAACAATTGGCACTACCCGTCAATTGGTAGACGGAATTTCTACAAATCCTTCACGATTACATATTCATAACATGGATAACACAAATAGCATTTATTTAGGTGGGCAAGATGTTACAACTGCAAATGGTTTGCAACTAGTAAAGTTGGATAGCATCGAATTGATTTTGAATGCTGGGGAATCACTTTATGCGATTTCTTCATCAGGTTCTCATACAATTTCTTGGTTAAGGCAGACGATGAACTAATGCCGTACTTCATAACTGACAAAGCAGAAGGCTGCTCAGGATGGGCAACTATCAAAGACGATGGCGAGATCATGGGCTGCCACACAACCAAGCAAGCAGCCATTGATCAAATGGTTGCAATCTCAATTTCAGAAGACATTGAAGTTGGTGGCGAGCGCAAAAAGAAAAAACGAAAAACTATGTATCGTGACTTGCCTGACAACTACAGACCAGCACTGGCAGAAGATGTCCCAGAAGGTCGCGCATGTGGCAACTGTATGTTCTACGACGAAGATCGCGTGAACGAAGCAGGCGACAAAGCATGGTGCGAAAAGTGGGATGAATTCGTTGATGGTGGTTTCTACTGCAACGCATGGCAATCAGATGATGACATGGATGATGACGAAGATGACCTTCGTGCAATCAATCAAGATGCACCTGAATTCATGAGAGCCGCTGCAAGGCGTGGACTTGCTTTCTATTCAGAAGGAAAAGGCGGGGATGGTCTTGTTGATCGCACCATTCGTGAAGCACGCCTGATGGCAGATGGTCAAGTTTCAGATGACAAATGGATTCGGATTGCTGCGTGGATTGCTCGTCACATGTCTGATCTTGATGCACCTGCTGCCAATCCAAGCAATGAGAACTATCCAAGTGCAGGAGTTGTAGCACATTTCCTATGGGGAAGTGGCGCGTCAAAGCAACAAGCAATGAGGACTAAGAACTATGCTGAACGGGTAGTTGAACGAATTCGCGCACAAGAAGAAGATCGAAACACTTTGCAGAACGATAAGTGGAAGTCAATCGCGCTAAACTTAAACAAAGACGAAAGGCAACAAATGACCACACAAGTAGAACGCCGCGTTAATACCGTTGAGTTTGATGTTCGAAATGGTGAAGCATCAAGCGACGGCATGAGTTTCACAGGATACGCAGCAGTTTTCAACTCACCTTCTGAGCCGCTGCCTTTCACTGAAGTAATCAAAGAAGGCGCATTCAAGCGTTCACTTAAGTCACGCAACGAAGTCAAGTTGTTTATGAACCACAACACAGATGTAGTTCTTGGTTCAACACGCGCTGGAACTTTGCGTTTGACTGAAGATTCGCGTGGACTTCTTGCTCAGGCTGATCTTCCAGATACATCTGCAGGTCGTGACCTTTCTGTTCTTATGAAGCGCGGCGACGTTTCTTCAATGTCATTTGGCTTCAGCGTTCCACCTAAAGGTGACGCTTGGAGCAAAGACGGAGCAACCCGTGAACTTCATCAAATCCGTTTGCACGAAGTTTCAATTGTTACTGGGTTCCCTGCTTATGCAGCAACAACTGCATCAGTGCGTTCCTTAGACATTCTTGCAACTAGAACTGCTGTTGATGTTGATGCGTTATCAGATGCAATCACACGACTAGAAGCAGGCGAAACTCTAGAACCAGAACACGCTGATCTAATCAGTGAAGTGGTTTCCAAGTTACGCGCTACAGAACCAGCAAATCTTGCACTACTAGAACTAAAGCGCAAGCAACTCGATCTAATGGCAAAGGTATTCTAATGAATCATGAAGAAGTTAAAAAGGCATATCTCGCCGCTGTTGGTAATCCTGAGTCTGGCGTTTTTGTTGATTTCGCCGATGCTGTATCTGAAGCCATAGTCAAGGCTTGCTGTCCAGAAGAAGAAAAAGCAGTCGAACCAGTCAAAGAGATTCGAGTTGTGAAGGTCGAAGAAACTCGCTAACATTTTTACAAAGAACAGGCTCAGATGTGGGGAAGCATCTGGGTCTGTTTTTCTTTGTGCCATAATTAAGATGTGCAATTGAGTGGAGCCACCGTTGTGCTTACTGTCGTGGAGCCACGCAGATTTTCAATACCTCATCCAATCTAAGACTTTAGGAGTCCACATGTCTGACTACATTCGTCAGCAAGCGGAAGCACGCGCAAAGGCTTGGGAAGAAGCAAAGGCTCTTCTCGATTCTGCAGCAGCAGAAAAGCGCGATCTTTCAGCAGAAGAAAACCAAACATACGACCGCATCATGGTTGATCTAGATCAGCGTGCTGCAACAATGGAAACCATCAAGGCACAAGCAGAGCGTGAAGAACGCGCCGCTGAAGCCATGAAGGGTTTCGAAGCACAAGCACGACCAGAAGTTTCTGTTCCAGCAATCGATGAATCAGAACTAATCCGTTCCCTAGCACGCGGCGAAATCCGTTCTCATTCATTCGAGAAGCGCGATGTCACCAAGGGTTCAACTGGCGCACCAGTGCCTACGAGTTTTTATGACCAAGTGATCATGCTTGCACGCCACGTCGGTCCACAACTCGAAACATCCACAGTGATCAATACTGCAGGTGGAGAAAACTTGCAGATACCATCACTAAGTGCCTATTCCACAGGTACAGTCACTTCTGAAGCCGCTGCAATCGGTGAAAGTGATCCAACCTTCAATGCATTCAAGACTCTTGGTGCATTCAAGTATTCATTCCTAACTCAGATCAGCCGCGAAATGGTTGAAGATGCAGGCGTGGACATCCTTGGATTCCTTGCTGCTCAGACTGGTAACGCGCTTGGTTATGATGTCAATGCTGCCCTTACAACAGGAACTGGAACAGTACAGCCAACAGGCATCGTAACTGCTGCAGGTTCAGGCGTAACTGGTGGAACTGGCGTATCAGGCGCATTCACTGCTGACAACTTGATCAACCTTGTTTACTCTGTAGACACTGCTGGTCGTCGTATGGCTGGCACTGGTTGGCAGATGAACGCAACAAGCATTGCTGCTGTTCGTAAGTTGAAGGACACCGCAGGTCAGTACCTGTTCAGTCCATCACTTTCAGCAGATGCACGCGACTTGCTTCTTGGTTACCCAATCTACGAAAACCCAAGCATGGCATCACCAGCAACAAGCGCAAAGTCAGTTATCTTCGGAAACCTTTCTTCGTACTTCGTTCGCACCGTTGGTGGCTTGCGTCTAGATCGTTCCGACGATTACGCATTCCAGAATGACTTGATTACATTCCGTGCAACCATGCGCGTTGATGGCAATCTAATTCAGACTTCACATGTGAAGTATTTCGCTGGAGCCGCTTCCTAATTCGATTAGGTAAAAATGTAGAACCCCGCAGGAGCGCAGGCCTGCGGGGTTTTACTTTGTCTTAAAATTTTATGAACTTGCCTTTCCAAAACACTTGATGCAAAGATCGTTTGCATAATTTGTGCTTCGCATGGAGTTTGTTAGTTCTTCTCTGGCAGCGATTCGATTATTCATTTCTTGAGTAAAATTATCTGATTCAGCGTAGACAACTTCTTGAATTGTTTGTCCTGCGCTGCTGCAAGTTCCATAGCGATTGCCTGTGCAAAGTAAAGCACCACAACTTTCCATGTGGATTTTAGTTCCTTTGTTGCTTCTTACTGCCTTAACTGTTTCCATTTCCTACTCCTTCGTTGTGTTGGCTAACCAACCCGATACATAGATTGTTGCATGTTCTGTATAACAATGCAAGTCTATTTGAGAACATTGAATTTCCTGCGTGTCTATTGGGTTTTTAAGACCTAATCAGATACAGTCAAACGACTGCGACAAGGAGCAACATGACAAAACAATCTGGAATGCGAATCGGCTGGGTGTCCAACAGTCCTTGGGCTGGAACTGGATACGGTACTCAAACAAACGCTGTGACACAAAGACTGAAGGCAGATGGTCATGATGTTGCGATCTTTAACAACTACGGTCTTGAAGGTTGCAACAATGAATGGAACGGAATACCGATCTATCAACGTGGAGCAGAAATGTATTCCAACGATGTTGTTCCTGCACACATGCACCACTGGTCATCACAGAATGAAAAGCAACCACACTTCTTGATCACTCTCTACGATGTCTGGGTATTCAAAGGCCCACGATGGGCTGACTGGAATGTTGCTTCATGGGTTCCAATCGATCACATTCCAACTCCACCTTCTGTTGCTGCTTGGTGTCGTCAAGACTTTGTAACTCCGATTGCAATGAGTCAGTACGGACAAGCGATGTTGGAAAACATCGGCATTGAATCTTTGTACGTTCCACACGGAATTGAATCTGTGTTCAAGCCTATGAAGCGTCACAAGGGAATCACGGGTCGTGACTTCATAGACATTGGTGAAGATAAGTTTGTTGTTGGAATGAACGCAGCGAACAAAGGTGTGTCACCTAATCGCAAAGCATTTGGCGAAAACATTCTGGCATTTAGTATGTTCGCGCAAAAACATGATGACGCAGTTCTTTATCTTCACACCGATCAACTTGGTGCTTTGGGTGGAATCAAACTCATGGAACTTCTAAGTGCAGTTGGACTCAAGGAACATCAGTTCAAGTTTGTTGATCCTTACGTCTATCGCACTGGCATTGATCAGCAGACTCTCGCCACGATTTACACAGCAATGGATGTCTTGCTTGCAACCAGTTATGGTGAAGGCTTTGGAATTCCAACCATCGAAGCACAAGCCTGTGGAACTCCTGTCATCGTGTCTGAGTTCGCAGCATCAACTGAACTTGTTGGTGATGGATGGCTTGTTGATGGGCAACCACTTTGGGATGCTCCACAAAGTTCTTGGTTCCACATGCCATCAGTGCCACGCATTGTTGAAGCACTTGAAGCAGCCTATGAACGTGGTCGTGGTCGCTCTCAGAAGGCTCAAGATTTTGCAAAGCCTTATCAGGCAGATGCCGTGTTTGAAACTCACTGGAAACCGACAATGAAGGTTCTAGAAGCCAAGGCTTTAGAACGGGCCTAGACGATGAAAATAGGCTGGTACACGCATCACATAGAGAATCAGGTGAAAGTGGCTGAGAATGGCTCTGTGGGTCACGAAGGGCTATTCACGGGGCAGTTCGCTGGCGGGGCAGAAATGTCAGACTACGAATACCGACTTCAAGCACCTTTAGGTTTTGATATACAGATTGTCACTCCTGACACATTCGATACACATGACATACACCAATTTGATTCAGTGGTTGTGACTGGGACTGATGCGTTCTCGGATCAGCAACTCAACAGGCTTAGTGAGTACGATCCGTTTGTGTTTGTGCATCACCTGCAAACTCCAAGAGCAGGACTCAATGCCTTGATTCGTGGATCAAGAATCTTTGTCACTCACACTCCAGCACACATGCGCCGCGAACTAACTTGGGCAAAGCCGCGCAAAACTGGTCAGGTTCTTTCCTACTTTGACACCAGCAAATGCTACGACCACATGGACAAGAAACCATTTGCACTTTGGGCAGCGCGTGAACATCCCTTGAAAGGAAAGTTGAAGGCTCACGCATGGGCAGCACAAGCAGGTTATGAATTCAAAGCACTGACAGATGTACCGCGTGAACAAGTCCTAGATGCAATGGCAAGGTCACAATGGTTTGTGCATTTGCCTTTGGCGTTTGAGTCTGAATGCAGGGCTGTCATGGAAGCAGTTCTTTCTGGTTGCAGGATTCACACAAATGACAATGTTGGAATTACCAGCGTTGAAGATTGGCAAGATGCAGACGCATTGCGCCACATGATTGATAAGGCAGGCGACACGTTTTGGAAACTGGTTCAACAATGAGAATGCTCACGATTGTTCCCACACGCGGCAGATGCGACAACGCCATGAGATTGTTTGAAGCGATTAACGCAACTGCTGACTTCACTGAACTGATCTTTGCAATTGATGCTGATGATGTTGCTGAGTATGGCGATCTGATTCACGCGACTGCAGGAGTGAACAACGTCAAGGTTGTCATCGCTGCTCGTATGGGCATGAATGGAACTTTGAATCATTGGGCTAACTGGATGGCTCCTGATTATGACTACATCTGTTTCATGGGCGATGATCACCTTCCAATCACTGCAGGCTGGGACACAAAACTCTGTGAAGCAATTGGCGAAGAAGCGGGCATTGCTTATGGCAACGACCTGCTCCAAGGCGAGAACCTTCCAACTGCAGTTGTGATGTCTAGCAAGATCATCCGCGCTCTTGGATTCATGTCACCACCAGCACTGAAGCATTTGTTCCTTGACAACTTTTGGCTTGCAATTGGTCACGCACTAGGCAACGTGAATTACTTACCAGATGTGATCCTTGAACACCTGCACTACATCAACGGCAAAGCAGAACATGATGAACGATACGCAGCCGTAAACAATTCAGAAATGCACAATGGCGATCAAGCAATCTTTGCTGAATACATGGCTTCAAAGTTTGCTGAGGATGTAGAAAGCGTGAAGGCTTGGTAATGAAAATACTAATTACAGGACACAAAGGTTTCGTTGGTCGTCACTTTGTTTCAGCGTTACCTGACGGCGAGATCACAGGCATTGACTTAAAAGACGGCAACGACTGCCGCGACTACTTCAAGAACAACAAGACCAAGTTTGATCTCGTCATTCATCTTGCAGCAATCGTTGGTGGTCGCGCAACTATCGAAGGCGAGCCACTGAGCGTTGCAACGGACTTGAGCATTGATGCTGAGTTCTTCAACTGGGTGCATGAAACAAAACCAACTCATGTTGTGTACTTCTCATCATCTGCTGCTTACCCAATCGAACTGCAGAAACCAGAACACAGATACCGTCTTGCAGAATCTGACATCAGACTTGATGCAGTTAGCAATCCTGATCTGACTTATGGCTGGGCGAAACTAACAGGGGAGTACCTGTCACAGTTCATCACTGATTCCAAGATGTATGTATTCAGACCTTTTAGTGGTTATGGATCAGATCAAGATGCTGACTATCCGTTCCCATCTTTCATTGATCGCGCATTGCGTAAGGCTGATCCTTTCGATGTCTGGGGAGATGGCGAACAGGTACGCGACTTCATTCACATCGATGACATTGTTCAGGCAGTTCTCTGGCATGTTCAAACTGGCTACGACGGCACATGGAATTTGTGTTCAGGTATTGCCACAAGTTTTAACGACCTTGCAGAAATGGTCTGTGAAGAAGCGGGATACAAGCCTGTCATCAATCACATTCGAGATGCACCTGTCGGTGTTCAGTATCGCGTGGGTAATCCGTATGTGTCACACCACTACTTCAAACCACAGATCAGCCTGCGTGAAGGAATCCGCAAAGCATTGCAGGAGCGAAAAACCCAATAAACACGCCATGAATTCAATGTGTGAAATGGACTTGCATCCGTATAACAAAAGTGCTTAAATATTCACATGGGCGGGAAACCGCATAACAAAGGAGAAGGCAATGGCAACACTAAACATCAGCGAGATCAAACTTAATACTTTCAGCGCAAAGTACAACGCACGCTATGAAAAAGTAGATGGCGATCTACAGGATCAATTGTGCATCGTTTGTGGTCGTACAACTGGTGACAATGCAAGCATGGTCTGGATTGTAGAAGGCGGCAGTTCACTTGCCACTACTGATGAAACAAATGTAGATAGTTCAGGCGACATGGGTTGGTGGAGAATCGGTTCAGAGTGCATCAAGTCAGTGCCACAAGAATTCAGAATAAGTATCTAAGTTCAAAAACAGGCCCCTGCTTCGGCAGGGGTTTTGTTTTGTCTGCCGTAGAATAAGAACAGACTTAGGAGTTCTATGGCAATCACAAATGGCTACGCCACACTTACACAAGTAAAGGCAGCACTACGCATCTCAGATTCTGTTGATGACACACTGCTTGAGATGGCAATTGAATCTGCATCACGGGCTATCGATGGACATGCAATGCGCTCGTTCTATTCATTTGGAACTGCAACGCGCTTCTACGCAGCAGATGATTCTTTTGTTGTGCAGACAGACGATCTTGCTGGAACTGCAATTACATTGATGACTTCATCTGGTGGCGATGGCGTATTTGATGTGACATGGGCTGTTGGCGATTACCAACTTGAACCATCCAACGGATACACTGATGGTCTAACTGTTCCTTACACACGCATTCGTGCAGTTGAAAATTACTTGTTCCCAGTTGAGTCAGAGCAGAACCTTGTCAAAGTTACAGGTGTCTTTGGATGGCCTGCAGTCCCAATTGCAATTACTCAGGCTTGTGTTGTTCAGTCGTCACGTTTGTTCAAGCGTCTTGACAGTCCTCTCGGAATTGTCGGATTCGGGGACATGGGCGCAATGCGCGTGACTCGTTACCTTGATCCAGATGTCGAACAACTTGTTGCTCCGTATCGCAAACTTATGAATTTTGCATAATGGCTCTAATATCTGAACTTCGAACTGGGCTTGCAAACAACCTTGCAACGATCACTGGACTTCGTACAACACCAACTATTCCTGACAATCCAAGTCCACCGATTGCTGTCATCTTGCCGCAAGGCGTTGAGTACGACAACACATTTGGTCGTGGAATGAACACCTACACATTCGCAGTGACAGTCATTGTTGGTCGTGTATCAGAACGATCTGGTCAGAATGCCTTGGATGCTTACGTTTCTTCAACAGGATCGTCATCAATCAAACTGGCGATAGAATCAGACAAGACACTTAATGGAAAAGCATTTGACCTGAGAGTGACCGACTCCCGCAACTACGGTGAACTTACCGTAGGTGAGGTAACATATTTATCAGCAGAGTTCACAGTGCTTTGCTACGCAAACTAGGAGCAACAAAGACATGGCGAAATTCGCAGCAACCGACTACAAAATCACAGTCAATGGCACAAACTTTTCTACAAACTTAAACAGTGCAGAACTAAGCATTGAATCAGACGATCTAGAAACAACCGCATTCGGTGGCGAATGGCGCACCCGTATTGGTGGTTTGAAGTCTGCTTCTGTAACTCTTTCGTTCATGCAAGATTTCGGTGCAGCATCTGTTGATGCAACCTTGTACCCGCTAATCAACACAGCAGCAACTGTTGTTATCACTCCAACATCAGGTTCTGTTACCAGCACAAATCCCTCATATTCCTTCACGGCTTTATGTTCACAATATTCTCCATTTTCGAGCAGCGTCGGCGATATAGCCACACTAAGCGTGACATGGCCTGTGAGTGGCACTGTAACCAGAGCGACGGCATAACTCATGAGAATAAACCTGCGCGTTGAATTCATAGATGGCAATACAAAAGATGTCACCTGTTCAGCAAAAGACCTAGTTGCGTTTGAAGAAAAATACAGTCGCAGTGTGGCGCGTTTCGAACAAGAGATGCGCCTCACTGACCTGTTATGGCTTGCGTGGCATTCAGAGAATCGCACAAAGGCTACTGGCAAAGATTTTGATTCATGGCTTGACGATGTTGAAAGCATCGGACAAAGTGATGACGACCCAAAATCCAAGGGCTAGGCGACTCTAGTCAGCATTGGTTCATCGCTTATCTAGCGTGTGAAACAGGTATTGCTCCATCTGTGTTGTTAGA